CTCGCATAGTCTCTTCCCGGCTTGTGTCCCATGACGTATGAGAACCCGAGATTTCGTAGTATAGTGGACGCTTGTCCGGTATATGCATTTCTAGTTTTGGTAGGGTGGAAGTAGTGCGCGTACCATATCCCGTCGATGCATATGGGTTGTAGGAACTTGTGGCACTTCCATCCGTACTCGTCAAGTCGAAGGTCTTTGTAACCGATGGTTCCATCCAACTTAGCGTCGGACTCGACAGCTCGCTCGATACGCTGCTCGTGGTTACCGTACAGGAAGTGGAACTTGGGAATACTAGCTTCACTCCGTAAGGAACCGAGACCTTTAAAGAGTTGTTCCATTCCTTTTCTTCCATACTCCACGTCTTTATTGTATCGTCGTCCCTCATAGCATTTTTTACCTTTGTCGTACTCGGATAGACTGGGCATGTCCCAATGGTCTCCGAGATGGATTACCGTATCCGGTTCCATGTGTCGAATGTATTTGCCAGCCCACTCCAAGTGGTCAAGAGGTACTCCCTCTTTGCATTGAGTGTCTGGTATAATGATATGTCGTTTCACAATTGTCAAACTTTATTTATCCTTTATGGATTCTGTATAGTGTTTGAAAAGAGAACCAGATATAGCGCGTGTGTTTCCTATCACAACTATCTTTTCTCCCCACCAACGCTTGGGTTTAGTAGTTCCCACCATCCTGTCATTTGATAGGTCATAGTACTTTCGTCCTATAAATAAGTATATTCTTTTAGAACTAGGTACCATGAAGATATCCCCAGCCCGTATGCCTTGGATAGAGTTACCATCTGGCTCTTCCTCTTCATTTATTGGAACTAAGGACGGGTCTTCCACTTTAAATTCCGACCCTTCAGAAGTACTTGACATATACCAAGCATCACCGGGAGCATCACATAGTTCTATTTTGTACGTTCCAGGAATACTAGGAGGAAGTGGACCAACTATCTTTGCTGTATCCCCTTTATTAAAGTGGCCAATCCCTAAAGCACAATTAACTAGAGCTACTACTTTTGTCCCAACTGGATACATAACGATTTAACCTCACCTATATAAAATTCTATACTGTGTTTTTTTAACCAATCCGAATATTTAAAAGAACCTTTAATCTTATTGTCACGTTGCAATATCATCACAAGTCGTATACCAGGATGTGCTTTGATAACATCAAGCATCTTGGTTCGGTCCCTAGATGTAAGCCGTCCCTTTACTTCGACGTATACTCGTCCATCTTTCTTTGTAGTAATTATGAAGTCTGGAGTGTACGTTCGTTTCTTAACTACATTGGTACCTTTGCAATCAAGACACGTTCCACTTCGGACAGGACTGGTATACTTAAGGGTCTCGGATTCGTACGAGAAGGATACACGTAGGGACCGTAGTTGGTCTGCTATTTTTGCTTCAAACTTGGACCTATACTTAACCTTCGTCAAGAGTAAATCCGGCTGTCTTTATAGAACCAACGCATGATAGAAGCTCTACAGTAAAGTCAGGTATAGAGCACATACCATAATAGTAATCATCACCCCCGTGCACTATACCAAAAAGTACATATGGTTTTCCTCTATTATCTAAGAATGTTTTACCTATGAGGGGTTCTGTTTCCTGAACTATTTTTCGCCAGTTTCCTTTACAAATACATTTACTCAATCTTAGTTACCTCCACAACTCGTGGTTCCTTTTCTATCTTGGTAAAGGCAACGGGTTTCCCTGAGTACGAAAAGTATCGTAGACCTCGGCCTTCGTTCGAATCTTTCCAGCAGTGGTTCTTGTACTCACAATAAGAGCACGTAACACACAACTTGAGGTTTCCTGATTTGCCGTCCGGCACCGGAGAAAGCTGGTCAGGTGGTTTCTCGGTTTCAATTAGGCTGGTCAACTCTACTAGCGCGTGTAGGTCTTTCTCCCCAATACTCTTCGTATGCTCAGGGTCTCCCTTATAAGTGTACGTATCTACAGTGACATGGCCAAGAGTCTTATCAATCACAAAGAACGCGGTGTATGTACCCTCCTTCGTATCTTCGGATTGGTTATAAAGACCAAGTTGAGACAGATACCCAAATGGGTCGTCATCTTTTAGGTTTCCCATTTCGAACTTGACGAATGCGTAAGTAGATGCACTCTTAACATCTGTTAGAATACCATCAATCTTTGCGTCCATCCTGCCGCGTATCTTCCATCCATTAGGTAGCGCTATCTCACAAACCTTTTGTCGGTCTGTGACCTCGTGACCTGCCTGCTCCGCAAGGAACAGAAGAAGGTCTTCAAGGATTTCACCGTACAGAAACTTGAGTGAGGCATTCGGCGGTAAAGATTCCTTAGGAGTCTCTGGCCTGTGGTTGTACCAAAGTTGTCGCTTGCAAGTCTTACCTACTTCACTCATCCAAAGAACCTTGTCCTTTCGTGACCCTGTTCTAGGGGTAAGCCTATTCTTAACATGCTCTGCTATAGATTCACTTAGTCTCTTTACAGCAGCCTCATCTACAGGAATCTCACGTCCTTGTGTGATATCCTCAAGCATTTTGTATATATCTTGCTTGAGAGTAAAAATGTCTTTAGCCAAATTACATTGCCTTTATGATTGTGAGAATAGTCCCTAAAACAAAGAACAAACTTCCTATAAGATATAAAGTATAAGGAAGAAGGTCTGTTAATAGTCTGTAAAGTAAATCCATTAGTTACTCTTTTCTAGCATCTATGATTTTCTGAGATGCCTCACGCTCATCATCACCGCAAGAGTACGCCTCAAACTTACGAGCTATATCTATAACCTCTCCAGCATAATCCATTAGTTGGGATTTGGTAGCGTTAACTCCATTTAGTGTAGACGATACTAATCGTGTTGCGTGAGCAAGAGCATTCTGTCGTACTATAGACCTATCTCCGTGCAATAAAGGAACGGGAAACTGACGGTCTCGGCCACCAGTAAACGCCTTAGGCAGGCTGGTACCCGCTACCGAAACCGCGCTCGAAATACCACCCGCCCCTGTCCCCATACGAAATGTTTTCATATCTACTTGCTCTGCTCTAAAAGCAAAAGAGTGTTCAAAAGAAACCGTGTCCCCAATTGACGCCGGGGGTTTCTTGAATCCCGTCTCGAATGACTGACCATCTGCCATTTCAAGAATATAAATTTGTCCCATTGACCCCGCACGAGGACCTGATTTAATAGCCACGTTGCGGGAATTGATATTAGCAATTGTGCCTGTATACATCGTCTCTCCTAGGTTAAAAGAACTTCTAGTTCTGGTCAGTACCAAGTGTGGTACATATAGTCTACCATATACTCTTTCTTATGTCAAGGTCTTCTCTAAATCTTTCCAGTTTGGTCCGACCTTTATCTCTACATCAAGAGGCAAATCAAATTTTTGTTTAAATTTTTCTTCGTAATATCTGGGTGCATCTTTAAGAGTAGCTTCAATTAAATCTATTGCCTCTCTTGCTACATCTTTATGGATATCAAATAATATACTATCGTGCACAGTGTTTACTATAAGACACGTATCTCGTAGTAAGTCACTACTATAGATAGTTCTCCAAAGAACTCCAACCATCATTGGAACTATATCTCCGGTAGCCAATCCTTGTACCGGATAGTTCTTAGTTTCCGTTGGACTAAAAGATACGTGCAGTCCTACTTTCGCCATAAAGTCGGGGGCATCTTTTTCAAAAAACTTATATCTACGTCCTGTCTCTGAGATAAGTTCTCCTTCTTTTACAGGAAACCCCAACTTAGACACCTTTCCAGTAGGTACAGCACTTCTTTCGACTTCGACTCTACAAATAGTTTGCCAAGTACGTACTTGTGGGTATCGTTCATAGAATGCGTTTATGATGTTCTTTACTAAATCCTCTGGCACACCACTTTGCTTTGCAATAGTGCGCCACCCACCACCATAGATAAGAGCGAAGTTGACGGTCTTAACTGTACGTCTTTCTTCTGGTGACATATGGTGTCCAAAGACTTTCTTTCCTACCTCACTGTGAATATCAACTCCATTCTTAATATCTTCTATGAGCTGTCTATCTTGAGATAAGTGCGCAAGACATATCACTTCAAGTTGCTTGTAATCTGCTTCAACTATAACGCCATCTTTTCCAAACCTACTAGAGAAACATCGCTTTACTATGTCTTCATCTCCACTAGGATAATTCTGAAGATTGGGTTTAGATGAATTAAATCTACCCGTCGGCGTAAGAACTTGGTCAATAGACCCATGTATACACCCGTCAGGGTACCTTAACTTTGTAAGATTATTTAGATATGTGGACTCAATCTTTTTTAGTTTTCTATATTCCAAAAGATGGTTAAGTAATTTCTTAACTGGACTAATAGAACCATACTCAGCCTCTATTTCTTTTAATGTTTCTTCATCTGTAGAAAGTTTACTTGGATGTAGAAGCTTGTGTACAATGGGAGGAACGGGTACATTAGTAATTACTTTCTTAAACTTTGGTTTGCCGTTCTTAAACGTACCGTCAGGCACCTTCTCTTCTTTCTTGTAGATACCCCCGTACAAGATAAGTTTAAGTTGCGCTGGAGAATCTGGATTAGTCCATAAATCCCTGTGAGATGGAAACTTAGAGTTCATAATAAGAGACAGCTCTGTTAACTGTTCTTTTTGTTTTCTTACTGTTTCTACTATCTGATTATTCAGTTCATCCGTATCAACGTGTAACCCATTATACTCAATGTTTGCAAGAGCAGGCGTAGCCGAACAAGATGCAAGAATAGTGTTAACCATTCCAAGTTCAATAGCTTTTTCCATTTGAGCAAGAGCCACTAGGCGTGTGTTCTCTACATCTTTCTTTGCGTATTCCCTTAGTTCTGATATTGGAATTTCGCTTGTATCTTTTCCAGCAGCCCAGTATTCTTTTATCTTTTCATCTTTCTTTTTGCCGCCATACTTCTCCGCCAGGTCATCAAGACTTGGATAAGTACAGGTCTGACCTGAAAGAATATACTCTGCTACTTGAGTATCCCAGATAACAACATTGTTTTTTGCTACGTACTCTAAGAACGGAATATTATCTATTGTAAAAGAACTATCTTTTAATAGATGAACAAGGTCAAACTTAATATTATGGCCTATCAACAGCTTTATAGGGCTGAACCCTCGGGTCTCAATATAAGTACTACTGGCATTCCCTGTTCTAACATGCGCACAAAGGACTATTTTGTTCTCAGGCCAGTGAGGGCTCATCTTATCAAATGGAGGAGGGGCCTTGCAATTTGTCTCAAGGTCTATTGTAAGACCTGGGAAGTTGTGGTCAAGTATCATCTGGGTACTCAAGTTCTTTTAGTAATTCTAGGTAATGTATAGCTTTATCTATATCTAGTTTACCGTTCTTTTTGGAATGACGACATATGTACTTAATGGCGTTGCCTTCGTGCCATCCTAGTTTGTTTTTGTAGATAAACTCAGATGGTTGAATAGGGAAATCTTTATAGTGGTCTCCACCTATCTGTGAGTCTTTGGCTTTACTCATCTAATGAGTACCATTTAACTGTCACTTCTGTTACCTTCTCATTGAATCCATCTATGAATCCACCAACAGGGTCTAAGTATGCGAGTTCAAATCCATCTTCCGTTGGGTTACCTTTAGAATGTGGATAAAGACTTCTCTGTTGATTTGTTGGAATTTTAAATACAATAATACTGGTTTTAACTATGCCCGTTGGACCAATATTATAATCTTTATTAATAGAAATAATTGTTCCTAGTGTGCCTATCGGCATTTCTTGCCAAGGTGTTATGTGTTCTTTCATGTTCCATCCTCTTCAAACCACTCTATATCACCGTGGCTATATTCTTGTGTTTTACCATTAATGCCTACGTTGTGGGGTTCATATACACACAACTTATGTCCTTTGTACATTAGTGGTTCGTGTTTCCATAGTTCCTTGATTTGGGCATCTCTTATCCAAAAACAAACAAGGTTTTCCATGTCTGACCATTCTTTGCCTTTAGTAACACCAATCAATCCAAGTGGAAATTCTTTCCAGTTTCCACGTTTCTTTACAAGAGCCATATTAACTAGTACCTATAAAAGATTTGTACCTACCACGCTCTCCGTCGAACAACACTTCTGCTCTACCGTGCTTCCTAGTGGGGTCAGTACGTGTACCACCTGGAAGTTTATTCTTTGGAACATAGATGAATCGTCGGTCCTCTTCGGACGGGTCGTGGCTTTTACCAATTGTAACAATCAAGTCTGCTTCACCAGGAAGCTTAGTCTTAGACATGTACAGTTGGTTACTGTAAATCCATTTCTGCCCTTCAGCAGACCCATCTGCTTGAATAACACAAAACACAACGCCGTACGTAGTCGCTAGTTCTCTGGCCCACCAAGACAGGCGAGCAATCTTGTCCGTCTCGTTCATCGAATCCTTCTCAAACCCGTACACCTTATCAAGTACGTTGAACACTATTATACCGGGGTCGTGCTCTTTGCACATAGATTCTACTAAAGACCGAGTAATGCGGCCATCCTTTGGGTGAACAACGATAATTCGATTAGCATCACCTCCCAATAGATGAGCATACTCCGCCTCATACCGAGTTTCATCACTTAGTAACTCCTTGACTGATTTATTTAACGCCGACTCATAAAGCCTGAGCTTAATCTTTTTACCTTGTTCTTCATTGTTGAATATAAGTACCTTCTTGTGAGCTGGAAGCTGAGGTACCATATACGTAACTTCAGAAGTAATAAAGGAAGTCTTACCTGTTTCAACTCGTGCTCCTACAATGACCATATCCCCTTGGTGAAGGGGGCCTACCATGACGTTCAGGTCTTCCAGCCTCCATTCCAGACCACCAGACCGGACTACCGTATCCAGAAGCCCTGTAAGGCCCTCTGAGACGATATCAGGGGAGGGTCCTAGTACGACGGCTCCCCCCTCTAGCTCCCCTATAATCGCTTTTAAATCGGTTATAGAGGATGTGGTATCTCCTCCGGCCACCTTGTATGCGGTGTCAATGAGCCGGGCTAGCTTATCTTGGGTCTGGAAATGGGTAACTATATCTACGGATGTGGGTACCGAGGTGGATATCTCCATCAGTTCCATGAACACTCGTTCGTAGATAGCTTTTCTCATAGGGTCCCAAGTGGGGTGCCTTATGGTCTGAAACCACGTAGCGAATTCAGGCCATAGAATACTATCACATTTAGGAAAGGTATCGTAGTAGAGACTAATCTCTTTTACTAGAAGATTACCCTCGTCTGTAAGGACGTGAGGTTTAATAGTCTCATGGAACTTAGTGAAGTTCTCTCTAGTAGATAACAATTGTAATAGATGAATCTCAGAAATCATTTATCAACCTTTCTTAGATATTGTATTTTAAGGTCATGCCAATCTTTTATGTCTCGTTCCGTCGCGTCACGTGGGGATGTTCCAGTTGCGCATCCTAATACGTTCAAGGTAGGGTCCTCTACTACTCTATATGCAAAGACACAGGTTTCTTTAGTCATTTTAATTATGATATGAGGAGCTTTATGTTCATAAAAATCGTTTATTCTAAATAGACAAAGACCTATTGGTGCATCTCGTAAACTACACTGGACCCACTCGTATTCTCTATCTCCTAAGATAGGCATTTCTTTAGTTCCTCTATACTAAGTTCTTTAGGGTCTTTAGATAGCAATACTATCTTATTAGATGTATTAGGAGATAAAAGATTTATTCTTCTAAAAAGTCTTAATTGATTTCTCTTTATATCTTTGTTATCATTATCTAGTATTATATAAATATTTTCTATATTCTTAGTCTTATCTAGTATAGCACAAAGACTAGATGTATTCAAGTCTGAACCAAGAACTGCTATAGGATTAGATATTACATAAGACAACTTAATGGCGCTAAGTGCATCTTCTACAAATGCTATACCAAGATTTGACGGGGGCCATTTGTGAAACATAGCTGGAAAAAGTTTTGCGCCTTTCTTAGTCCATGTAAGATACTTTGGTTTAG